TTACTCATTCCCATACTCCTGTTCATATATATATATTTTATGTTCTGTATGTTTTTGTCGTTTTTTCAATGTTAATATTTTCAGTAAACTCTTCTTAAATTTACTTTCGCTTTCAAAAATAAGATTAGTAACTATATTAGTATTTATTAACACTGGATCTATATTTTTAATTCTAACGTAAATATTATAAACGTTAGAATTATCATCCTTTACATCTTTTATACTTAGCATTTTTTCGAGTTTATTAGTTATATCAATACTTGCGTTGTGTTCATTATACGGTTGCATTATTTTATATGAATCTCCTCTTAAATAGATAGACTCTTCAGAGGTTTCAATTGTTATTAATACGCTAGTATCTTTCATCAACCAATTTAAAAGTGGAAAAATAACTTTAGTTAAATATTTAAAAGTTATTTTTATTTGAATTTTTATTTCTTTTTCAAACTTCTTTGTTTGTGAGTATACAATATGAGTTTCCTGTTTATTAGGAGAAGAATTATTTTTAATTATATTATCTATTCTAATCGGAAAAATTATTGCAAATAATAGTTTAACAATAAAATAAAGTGCAAATGCTAATATTAAAATTATGCCTGTGTATAACTCTTCGTTTGATTTTAAGTATTCTGGAATAAAACGAGAAATTAAAAAAGTAAAGATTAAGGATGCAATTGTTTTAATGAATTCAAACCCAAAATTTGTTTTCATTTTAAACTCCTATTGCATCAAAAATGAAATCGTCATTCAAAACATCTATTATATTATCATCATTCTCTTCATAAGACACTGTTAGTACGCCTTTTTTATTTATTTTATAAGTTTTGTTTTTCATCTTAACTTCAATTTTTTTTATTTCAAAATTATTATCCTTAATTTCATTAATATTTTGTTTAATTTCAACTTTATTTTTTTGTTCTATATTCTTTGTGATTTTTTCTGATAAATCTTCATTATTTTCAATTTCTATATTTTCTATTTGTATTTCTTCATCAAATATTTTCCATATCAATTTGATAAAATTCCTTTGTGTTACTGGAATCGGGAGAAGATTGTTTTTATCGATTTTATATCTATTTCGAAAATCCATAAAAGTTATAGGTATAGCTCTATCGTCAATATTCATTCCTACATCACTTTTTTTCTGTAAATTTTCAACTATAATAAAGTTTTTTTGAGTTTTCATCTTCTCCCCCCCTCTCTATTAAATAAATTATATCCTTTAAATTAACATTAGTAAACTTAATAACTAACATTAATATATTTTTACTCCTCAAATCTTCCTATATCATCAATATGAAAATCAATATTTGGATATTTCTTACTCAAGTTATCTAATTCTCATCATCTTCGCTTATATTATCAATGAATACTGGTGTTGCTACATTTAAGTCTACTTTCTCAGTAAATAAGCTATGGTAACGACCAAGCAAATCACGAGCTTTCATGCGATCACTAGGCTTGATAGGTACATCTACTGTTTCCACGTGTTCGTTATATACGAGGTTCATCCGTCCTGTGTCTGGGTTTTGTTCAAAAGTACCTTTCTTTACTACAGCTTCTTTAGTTTCCGTCTCGTCACCTATTGCTGCTTGAGTTAATAAATACAGTAACTCTTTGGCTGATAAAATAGTATCGTCCATAATCTCGTCTTTCTTACTTTTAATGTATTCGTCTACTTTATCTTTACGTAGTAATCGACTACCTGTTACATGTGCACTATTGGGGCTATATCCTGCCTTTATAGCGCTTTGAGTAACATTGAGTGTCTTAATATACTCATTCGCAAAACGCTCTTGTTTTGGCGTTAATTTGTCCATATCATCACTCCTTATAACTAGAATGAGCCTACCCATTTAAGGATAGGCAAATTGTTTAATTATCTTCTATTATTACTTTGTTTCACTTCATTAATCGCATTTTTATAACGTTCAGTAAGTTGTTTAATTTCAACGCCACCATACTGTTCATTCTTAGTAATAACTACACCAGTTTTAGCCATTCCTGTTTGGTTAATGACGCTATATTCAAACATTAAATTTTTGTATTCTTCGTTTGTAGTGTATGGATATAAAACACCTTGTTTTAATTCTTCGAGTTTAAATGCAACTTGACGTTGTTGTGATTCGTTTAATTGATTGTCATATTTTTGTTGCAACAAGCTTAATTCATAAATATCAGTGTTCGTTACATCTTTACTATTGATATAGTCTACAATCTCACTATCGTTATAGAATGATAATCTAGCTTCTAAATTCTGACGTTTAATAATTTCGGTTTGTGGATCTTTAACATTATCTTGTTGGCTTTCTTTTTCAATCTCATTACAGCGTTGCTCTATTTCATTTAATCTATCCGTAGCAAACTGTTTGAATTTATTTTCGAGTTCAGTAACTTTGGGCTTTTGTTGTTCGTCTATTGCCTCTAAACGATAGCCTTGCTTGTATAAACGTTTAGTATCTTCAATTAATTTATTTACTTCATCTAATAAATCTTTATACTTTCTGTTATCGAATAATACACTCCATACGTCTTGCGATGTACCTTGATAAGTAGTTGTTGTCATAATACATACCTCTTTCTTTTTAATTTGCTTTTAAAAGCTTTTCTTGTCTTGCTCGTTTCATACGCGCTTTAATTCTTTCTTTTCGTGCCTTACCTTCTGCCCTACGTCGCTCTTTATCAGCTTTAATTTCTTCTTGTATAGCAGTATTTCTATTATTCTTGTTCTTACTATCTATGTTACTTATATCCTCACATATGCGTAATATAAGGCTCTCATCAGCTAATATGTCATCTCTTTGATATCTCTTTATCTGACGTTGTTCACTATCACTATAGTTAGATAGTATAATGTTAAACTTCTTTAAATCATGATTAGATTTATGCTTAAATTTCTCTAGCTTCTCACGTTCTTCAATAATACTTAATGCCAAATCTTCAATGTGATTTGATTCATAGGACAACTGCATAGTGTATGGATCAATAAACATTCTTGGATAATGTAAAGCGTACATATCTTCAATACGTTGTTCCCATTTATCAAACTCATTTTTTAAGAATGCAGCATTGTACTTAGTTTTGAGTTGAATAACAGCATATCTTTGTCCTACTCCCAAATGCTACACCTCTTATAATTTAATACGTTTTAAAGCCTCATAACGTTTCATACTACCGTCTGCTAATCTTTTAATACTTTCCATTGCTTTTTGCTTTTCTTCATCGGTAGTAATGATGTAATAACCACGTTCATGTTTTTTATAGCTACATCCTATAGGGTAACTATAATCATCAATCAATTTGCTTATAGCATTTCTTAACCATCTTTCATTAGATGAATTATACTCGTACCCCATTAAGTTAAGTATCTTTGACTTAGTTATATACTTATCTGTTGAGTTCTTAATAGTATCGAAAATTCTTAAATATTCGGTTGGTACAGATTGATTTTTATTTAATGTATCTATCATGTTTTATTCCTCGTTTTGTTTAGTATTCCCTTTCTGTTTACTAACTTCTTAAAACGGTAATGATACATTTAATTTTTCCTCACACTCTAATTATATCAAAATTACACCAAAAACACAAACTTATGTTCCTGTTTTCACTCGTTTTATTTTATGCTTATCAATACTAATAAAAATTGATTTAACAACTTTTATAAGTGTTTTTCATATACTATCACACACTACGATAAAAGAACATATGTTCTTATTAATTTGCGTTTTAACCCCTCACGAAAATTAAGCGCTTAGCTTTTTTTAGTTTTTATATGGGAGCCACACACTACATGTGACTCCTTATTAACCTACTTACTCACACTATAGTACAATTCTTTCAACTCACTTAACTTACGCTCTAACGTCTTATAATCGTCTTGTGTAGCGTTCTCATCTTGTACAAATGCAGTAACCAACTTCAACCCCTCAACTAATTCTGGTGCAGGTTCATTAATCCCAGTAGCTAATTGATATAATATTTCGATATTACCTATTACATCAGCGTTACTAGACTGCACACCCTCAAGTTCTTCAACATTTAATCCACCCTCAATATAGGTGAACATATCTGTGTTATTACTTTCTGAGAATGTTTGTAGTCCATACATGAAATATTCATTTTCGAATAATTGACTTGCCATCATATCACTAATAGATAGGCGCTTATCATCGTGTATTTCAAAACCGTTATAATATCCCTCAATACTTCTTATTAGCCCCTCTGTGTGCTTACTAGACGCTAATTCAAATGACTTTCTCACTTTGCAATCTTTAATATATACATGACCGAATAGCTTTCCGTTCATCATCACATAAACTATATCAAATGGATCATTATATATTTTAAAAGCGAAGTGGTTATCTCTACTGCTCTCTAATAATCCTGTGTAGTACCTTAATAACGTGGCTGCTCTTGTTTCAAATTGATTTGCGATAATCTCTACATTCATTTAGTTTGCTCCTTTATCTTTTATTCGTAATACTACCGGTATCCATGACGGCTTATCTACATCTTCGGTGATAGCCAATGGTAATGGTGGTACTTTTCCGTCTAATAAACACCTCTCAATATATCGTGGGTTATGAATGATTGATATTTTATTTTCTTGATATAACTCCTGTATAACTGAACCTGATTCCGTTGTGCAGTGATAGAAGAAAACTCTATTCTTATCACCATCAAATGTAAGTGATCTATCACCCTCAAATGGTATATCTGCTTCATCAAATAGTGGTTTTAATTCGTATATATAAGTGCTTCCATTCTCTCGAATAAATTCTAATACTTTATCTTTTAAATTATTCATACGCCACCTCTTTATTTACACTAAAAGTTATTGGTAACCAATGGTAAGTATCTATATCATATGACTTCAAAACCGGTAAGTTTAATTCTTTACCGTCAACCATATAAATAACTGGCTCACATATTTTCATATCTATTAATCCTTCGTTAACTAAGCTGCTAACTACATTAAAAGCTTGTTCGTTCCACCCATACCAAAAGATAATGTTGTTGTTCTCTGCACTGGTATAAGCTCCGTTTCCTTTATATTCAAAATGATTCTCATCAAATATTTTTTCTATTTCAACAAACGATGTGCCAGCATTTTCAGTTATATATTTAATAATCTTATTTTTTATATTGTTCATTTTGAAACCTCACACTATATTGTTTTTCTCACACTTACTTGTAATGATATAAATGCCTTAATATCAAGTGTTATAGCTTATTTCTCACACCTCACAGATAAATTGAGTGACTGAAAAAATATATACTTATTTAAATGTAATGATTTATCTGTTTTAAAGTTAAAATAAAGTGTGAGATGTGAGAAAACCTTTAAAAGTATTGATATATTAACGTTTGTAATCTCACACTTATATTAATTTACTCACACTTATTCTGTGAGTTTTTTCAATATACTACCATCAACATCATATATATTTATGGTGTTTTCTTTTTTGTAAAATCTTTTACTTTTTTCTTCTACTCTTGAATAGTAGCTAACTGTTTTATAACCAATTTTCGATAATTCCTTAGAAAAATTGAACTTATTAAGATGATGATAGCCATTATTTGCACACCATATTTGATATATTTCGTATGCTTTATCAGTATTACGCCCTTCTACTACCGGCAATTGTCTATAGTCCTTGTCTGTCGCATCTTCTATGAATTGCAGAACTGGGTTATTATCAAATTGATACTCCTCTTTTGTCTTTCTAGCAATTTTCGGTTCGATAATCTCGTTATTTTCTAATGTTCTTTTTAAACCTTTTAAAGCTAAATTAAGTAAGGCTGACATATTATGTGGTGTTATCAATTTATTCAATAACATTGGATCTTTTTTCTGCCCACCTTTGCCGAACTTACGCAGCATAGGAATAATTACCATACGTCTATAAAAACCTTCACTCTTATCATTACTCATTGGTAACTCGTTACTTGCGAAGATGAGTTTTACATATGGCTTAAACTCAAAAGCGTCTTGCCCTTTAAATTCAAGTGTGATGTAGTTTCCTGTTACAATGATTTTGAAATTACCCGTATCTTTAATACGATTAGGATCTATATCATCAGCAATATTTACTAGCTTTCCTTGTAAATTTGCAGGTTTAAATTTATCGTTTAAATCGTTAAAAGATAATGCTGTTGTGTTCTCTGGATTATAGAAATGGTGCAATAATTTAAGTAAAGTTGTTTTACCATTGCCACCTGGACTATAGTAAAAGAAGGCAACTTGTAAGAAGTTATCACGGTATAAACCATAACCAATCATTTCGTAGATTAGTTGTTCTACTTCTTCATCATCATTTGATATATCTTTAATAAATCGTTCTATTAAATCACTTTGCGCTTGTTCATTAAAATCAACATCAATAATATTGGTTATATAGTATTGAGGACTAAACGAGTTTAATTTTTCTTCAATAGTATCGTATATACCGTTTTTTAATCCTATATAACGTGCTGAACATTGTTCTTGATAATTATTCATGCATAGAGTTTTTAACTTCTGGTATACTTCCTTATTTTGTTGTTCTCGTAATGACGGGATATATTTGATAGTCATTTTACGCACAACATCTATATTGAGTGGTTCGTACTTCTTGCCTGTAAAAACATGAGGGCGATTGTCGATATAGCAACCATGAAATTCTTCATAAAGAAATAAAGCAAACTCATAAAACTTAAATCTATTTCCATCAAAAAATTCTTTTTCATCAAATATTGATTTATCTTCCAAATAATCTGGAAATATGCCCATACTAAACCTCCTTATTGATGTTCTCTTTTGTATATTGATTCGAATGTGGCGTTAAACTCTCTTGAACTTAATGGAGGTTTACAATTCTCATTCCACATATAACAATATGCATATACTAAAGGATCTGGTACACGTCTATTGAGTAATACACCTATCAATGACGTTAAAGTTTGATTACGATTACCTGTAGAGACTCCAAATGCAATAGACTTCCAGAAATCGTTATCACGTCGTTTAGGATATTTAAATTTAGTTAATTCTTTATGTTTTTCTCTGTATTTATCACACCACTGATTGAGAGTTTTAGTATCTAAAATTGGTGCGTCATTATACTTATATAGAAAAGGATATTTACCTTTTATATAAACTGGCAAAGCCATCGCTCTACTAGGTTGAAAACTTCCCTCATCTACTGGATGACCTATCTTATTCGCTAATACTTTTGTATATTTACGGTACTCATCTGCACTTATATGCTCATTCAAAGCAATATATAAACGTACTCTAGGACTTTCTGTTCGATGATTAAATGTAGTGTGGTACATCCAGGAAACACCTTTTAAAGTCTCCGTAATTGCATCATGTAGTAGTCTCAACTTAGTAATGTCGTCGTAGTCCAGCACTAGGACATCACGATAAATCACGTTTCCGTCTTTACGATATTTTTTATACTCATTACCATTTTCGTCAGTATCGTCTTTCATATCACCATAAACAGCAACACCACGAGCATATTTATTAGTATTATTTTGTGGTATAGATAATCTATTAACTAACTCACTCCATTTAGGCTGCGAAAACTGTTTAAACGATCTTGAATCCAAAGTTCCATACCAAATTACAGAAACTTGAGTATCATATTCTAATTTAATTTCATTCAATTTTTACACCTCTAGGAATAGCAGAGCAAAAATGATATAATATAAATAGAGTATTTAATTAATTTGCTCTGTTAAATTAATAAGTTATGCGTTTAGTGATTCCTCGCCAAAGTTCTCACTAGACGCTTTTGTTTTGTCTAATTCGTCTAATGCTCTATCATAAAATGTAGTAATCTCATCATTCATAAAATTTACATCTTTCAATATCGAGTTAAGCACTGCCATCAATACATAATAGTTCTGATAGTATTCTTTTAACATATATGATTCCATTACTTTACCTTGTGCATCTAAATGAGATCTAAATCGTTCATTACTATCCATGTGTTCACCAATCATTGTTATAACTGTATTTATTTTTGTGTTTAATTCTGCCTCTATCACTTCATTTTTCATTTGTTTAATATTTTGTTCTAAATTACTCATTTTATTATTTCTCCTCTTCATAATTAAAATTATTTTCTAGTTCCTGCAAACACCACTTCATAATATATTCGAGATGTTTTTCTCGATTAATTTGTGAAACTACTTCGTGACCGTCTTTAAACTCGGTGTGCTCATAGCTTTCAAAGTGATTATAAATACTTGTTTTAAGTTGATATTTTACGTGTTCTAATACATCAATTTGTTCTTGATTCATTTTATTAATCCTCCTTTTTGTTTTCGTATTCATCTACAATTGGTAATGTTAAAGTTTGTATTAGTGCAGTTATTGCAATCCCATGAATAAAATCAATAGAGTATGCATATAAGCAACCAATTGTTATTGCTAGTATTGAAATCAAAATATATAGTTTCATTAACCCTCACCTCCTTTAAGAATTTGCTTTAATTTTAGAACTAAACAATTCATCAATTGGCATGTCATACATTTCTGAAAGAATCTGACACTCATTTAAATTAAATATTGCTTTGCCACTTTCTTTTAACTGGTAACGTTGTGGACTAATACCCAGTTTTGTAGCAACTTCTTTTTGAGTATCACCTTTTTCTTTCCTAGTGATGTACAACATAGGATAAGCTAAATTTGCCATTTGTAGAACCTCCTTTAGTAACAAGTTAACTTGTTATTTTTTGTTACAAATGCATTATATAATTGTTATTATAATTTTGTCAACTAAACTTGTTATTTAATGGTTATAAATAACACGTATATATGTTAAAATCTGTTTGTTAGGAGGGATTATATGATAGTATTTCGATTAAAAGAAATCATGGAAGAAAAAAATTTAAAGATAAGTGATTTAAACGAACAAACTGGAATCTCTAGAAATTCCATAAGCTCTTTATTAAATGGAAAAACTAGAGGTATTCAATTTGATACTTTAGAAAAAATTACTATAGCATTAAATGTTGATGTGGCAGATTTATTTAAAAATGTCTTTAATGAATTAATTATTAAGTTAAATGATATTAGTAAAGTGGAAACGTATAGACGTAGTAGTAATTTTAAGAAAAAGGATAATTTGATTGTCAAAAAGTATGCAATAACTTGTGATTTAATTGAAGATAACGACTTAAAAAAAGGGTTTATACCTTATGAAATATCTATAGAACTAAAACCTTGTCCTGAAATTGAAATACGGATAGACTTCTCGTATAGTAATTTGTTTAATTACCTTGTGAACTTTATAGCCGAAAATAGTAATTTCAAATTACTATTAGTTCATTATTTAAGTCAAAAAATTTATTACTTAGAACTTGAACGCATTAAAGAAATAAAATCGTTCTACAATATTTCTGACGAAAAAATTTTTATTAATTCTTCATCACCAGGAATACTTATGCACGTACCATTATGTGATAACAAAGGCATCCTCGAAGATACTAGATTAAAAGAAATTATTAACGAGTTAAGTTTAAATACAAATTATAATTACACATACGATGAACAAATAACCATCACCCATAAAAGAAAGAAATGAAGTAGGTGATTCCCATAGAACACAACTTAAACCTATCCCACAACATATATAAAGACGCTAAACGTGGTACATACTATTTTCGTATAAAATACTATGATAAATTTAATCAACGTAAAGAAATAAAAAAGAGTGGCTTTAAACAGCGTAAAGAGGCATTGAAGAAATGTAATGAAATTATGGACGAGTTAGAGGGTGTAGGACAGATAAACAAACTGCCCTTTGATAAGCTCGTAGATGAGTATATAGAGTGGTATTCTGCACGTCGTAAGTCATCTAGTGTGAAAGCATTAAAGACACATACAAACAACCATTTGCTACCCTATTTTAAGTCTATGGACGTGTTTAATATGACTACACAAGATATTATGAAGTTTCAGAATACGAAGTTAAAAGAGGGACACTCTGGAGAGTACCTAAAGAAAATGCACGTGTTCTTAGTATCGTTACTTAACCATGCTATGAAGTTTCATGATCTAAAGCAAAATGTAGCCTCTCTAGTAGGTAACTTTGAAATAGAATCAAATAAGCGTTTGAACTATTGGACATTAGAACAATTCAATCAATTCTATGAGGCTTTAGCTACACAACAACAAAAGTTATTCTTTAAGCTACTGTTTTACTCTGGTGCACGTAAGGGCGAAATTAGAGCCCTCACATGGCGTGATATTAACTATGATGATGATTTCATACATATTAACAAAACAGACTATCACGGTGAAGTGACAGCCCCTAAAACAAAAGCAGCAATACGTGATATATACTTACCTGTTCACATGATGAATGATATCAAAGAATATTTAAAATGGTACAAAGAAAACAATGTATATAAAGATGATTATGTATTATTCGGTACATTCTTCAAAGCTTATAGTGAATCAACTATAGATCGTTGGTTTACCGCTGCATTAAAAGTATTAGATGAACAACTACCAGACGGTCAGACATTCCCTAGAATTGTAATTCATGAGTTAAGACATAGCCATGCGTCTATGCTAGTCAATCATGGCGCAAGTATCATGGTAATAGCACAGCGTTTAGGCCATGCTGATAGTAATGAAGTATATAACCGATACGGTCATTTGTACCCTAGTACACAGAAAGAAATAGTTAAATATTTATGA